ACACATAAAGAACAATAAACAGCATCTATTACTTTCCAATCAGGATGACTAATATGATTAAAATCTACACTTTCAAATTTATTTACTTCAGTGCTAAATATATGCATATCTATTTTAGTAATTTCATAGAATTCTTTTAATGTAATATCAATATCTATTTCTTTCAATAAAAAAAGCGGTTTATAAATTTCAATAACACTTTCTTTATCAAACAATCCATTTTTGTCAGCAATATTAGAAAGAGAATGAATAGATAAATCAAATATTTTATTCCATGGTCTTTTTATTAAATAATTATCTAGTACATCCCATTCTATTTGTAAAGCAATAAATAAAGATACCATAGCACCTGCAGATGTACCATATAATGATTCAAGATCGTTATAATTCCAAAAGTTTTTAATATGTGCTTGTTTAATGATGCCATAAAAAGAAAAAAATGTTTGTCCTCCACCTGAAAAAACAAGGGTTTTTATAGAGGTCTGGTTCTCATCCATTAAAATAATTTTGGCTAATTTTTTATATTTTTTTGTTTGTATTGAATATATGTCATCTATATTTGTATTAGATAATGATACAGATGCTGTTGGAAAAGTTAATATTGATTCATTATATGAAAAGCGTCAAAAGCGTGATTTAAAACAATTATCAATATTTAATAAAATATTAAATAGAATACATAAAAGAATCGAATATACATCAAAAAATAAAAATTGTAATGATACACACATTTGGTATTTAGTTCCAGAATATTTAGTAGGAGAACCTGTATATGATAAAGGTGAATGTATAGGATATTTAGTATCACAATTAGAACAAAATGGATTTCATGTTAAATACGTTCATCCACAAACATTATTTATTAGTTGGCATAATTATATTCCATCTTATGTACGTAATGAAATAAAGAAAAAAACAGGAGTTCAAGTAGATGAACGTGGAAATGTAATTTCTTATGAAGGACAAGAAGAAGAATCAAAGAAAGCTATTAGTGGTGATAAAGAAGGAAAAATTTATTCATCTGTTAAAGATTATAAACCATCAGGAAATCTTTTATATAGTCAAGATGTTTTAGATAAATTAGAAAAGAAATTAAATTAGATATATAATATATATATGGCAACAATTGTAAGAGAATCTACAATAAAAATTTTAAATAATGAATCCGCAGAATTTAATAAATATGCAGATATTATTGGTAAACATTCATTTACACGATTATGCAATAAGAGTGTTGCAGGTAAATATGTAAAACATTCTTTAGAAAAATGTGATTTATTATTTGTTAATGTTGATGAAAATGATGATGTTCGTGGTTTTGCAACAATAATATTCGATGAATTGGGTATATATATTGATGTAATTTGTTCTTCTGCGTTATATCATCCTATGATACGAAGAAGTGGAGAATTTTTACATTTTTCTGGAAAACATATTATAGAATATGTAAAGGACTATGCAAAAGAAAAAAAAATAGAATATATACATTTAAGCGCACTTGAAAGTGTAATTACATATTATTATAAATTAGGATTTCGTTTTTTTGGAAATGATGGGGATTTAAATGAAGAGCTTTCAAAACGTGAAAGTAAATTAATGAGTGATTTACGAGAAAGTAAAAGCACTTCAGAAATAGAAAAGAATTTAAATAAAGTTATTATTCGTAAATATCCAGGATATTTGAGTGAAAAAACACAATCATCTATATCAGGAACTAATAGAACAGAATTTGTTCGTAGTGAAGGTGTACCTATGTTATTAAAAATAGAAATACCAAAAACACCTTCTCCAAAAAGATCTAACAAAAAACGCACAAAAAGTTCTCGTGGTGGAAAAAAAAGAACTATAAGAAAAAAATAATTTTAGTGATAATATTTATTTTATGACTAAAAACAATATATTATTATTATATGAGAACTAAAAAAAATAAAACAATAAAAAGACGTAATTTTACTAGAAAAGATTACAATAGTAAAGATGGTATGTTAACTCGCGTTTGGGGTCCAAGTATGTGGCATACATTACATACAATTAGTTTTAATTATCCATTAGAACCTACACATCAAGATAAAATAAACTATAGAAAATTCATTTTACAGTTGCGTTATATTTTACCATGTGGTAAATGTAGGGATAATTTTAAAAATAATTTGAAAACATTACCTTTAACAATGAAACATATGAAAAATAGAAATACATTTTCAAAATATGTATATCAATTACATGAGGTGATTAATAAAATGTTAAACAAAAAATCAAATTTATCGTATTATGATGTACGTGACCGATATGAAAATTTTAGGGCAAGATGTAAAATAGAAAAAGAAAAATCTGAAATGGGTTGCGTGAAGCCATTGAATGGAATAAAGAAAAAATGTGTTTTAAAAATTGTACCTGATGAAGAGAACTGTGAATCATTTCAAATGAATTAAAATATATCCACCAATATAAAAAATATAAATAATATATAAATGTCTCTTTACGATAATTCTGAAAATGTAATAGAACCAGAAATAACAATAAAATTTTGGGCGGATGATCCTAATATATTATTTAAAAATATGCATGAAATATTTCCTACCAAAGAAATGACATTTGAACGTAAATTAAATGCTTTAACAAGAATTATTATTTTATTATCTTTATTAGGATTTGTAATTTCTGATAAAACACGTATATTTATCATATTTATCATTTGCATATTATTTATTTATTTAATTCATTATTATAGAACATGTGGTAAAGAAAGTTTTACTAATCCTGTTGATGAAATAGTTGATGAATATAATATTAATACAAATGATGTTTTTGATGAACCAACATCATCAAATCCTTTTAGCAATGTTTTAGTAAGTGATTATGAATTGAATCCTGAAAAAAAACCAGCACCACCAATTGATAATGAAGATGTAAATAAAAAAATATTAGCTGAATCAAAGAAAATGGTCCAAGAGTTGAATCCAGACCAACCTGATATTTCAGAGAAATTATTTAAAGATTTAGGAGAACAATATATTTTTGAACAATCTTTACGTCCTTTTCATAGTAACCCAAATACACAAACAGTAAACGACCAAGGTGCATTTGCTGAATTTTGTTACGGAGGAATGGTTTCATGTAAAGAAGGTAATTTGTTTGCTTGTACTAAAAATAATTATAATTTGTATTAAGGCAATTAATAATATATATTGTGTATTATATAGAAATGTTTCCACTATCAAAAACCTTCAATGTATCTGGAAGTTTATCATCCGATAGTACAGATAATAGTCAAAGAAATTTGTCAAATATGAAGTTCTCAAATTATAATTTAGAAAATCATATGAATGAATATCGTTCTGATAGTCATGTAAATTTTGCTTTAAGAAATCCTACTGTAAATTTTAAAAGCACACTTGGTGGATTACCTGGTGATATTATTGATAAAGATTCTGAGTTAGTATTAAAAAAACAACATGAAGAAAAATTACAACTAAATCAAAGACCTTTTGCAACAGTTCCATATTTAGGTAGAGGTCCTGGAAATATAGATATGGAAAGTAAACTTTTACAAGGAGAAGCAAATCTTGAAAAGAAGAGTGAGAACACTATTATGAATAAAGAATTTATTGATTATAAGAAATATCCACTAAATGATGATTTGAAAAATAGATTCAGTGACCCATCACGTTCTATTGAAGAAATGGCTTTAGATGGATGGGTTCGTGGTGGTGCACCAACTCGTGAAACATCTGTTAACAAAGAAAAATAATTTAAATAAGTATTGATATTATTTTATAATGTATAATATCAATGTTAAAGTGGAATATAATGATAATAAATCATACAGAGAATGTTTGCGTAAAATAGCAAATATGAATACTTCAAATTTAAATATACCATTCGACCAAATGGAAGATTTAGATGAAGAAACGAAAGATGAATTATTATTTGATGAGAACGCAATGAATAAAACAATGGATTTTGTATTTGAAAAAACAAATAATAATGAATGTTTTAAAGAACTTTATTTACTTGGTTCTAGTAAAATGTTTTCATTAGATGAGAACATAGGTTTAGCAGTATTATTTTCATATGATTATTTAGAATGGTTTCATTTATGTTTAGTGGAGTTTTTCGAAAAAAATGAATTTAATGAAAATAGCATTTATTATATTAATTTGAAAAATAAAATATGTTGAAATATCATATATGGCATCAACACGTGATAGAAATTTACCTGGAAACTATGAAATGGAAAAAAGAGGAAAAGAAAAGCAAATAAATCATTACATAAATGATGTATATGCAAGGCCACCAAATGTTTATATGCCAGGTGATGGATTATTGGCAGCAAAAACTTGTAGAAATGAATTATCAACAAATGCTTGTGATATTGAATCTATGTTACGAGGAATTGGTTTAAATAATATGGAAACACCTCAAGCAGAAATTATGCCACAAATAAAAGAATTACGTGATTTACGTATTATGAATAAACCAACGTTTTTCGTTCAAGAACCAACATTGCAAAATGATAATCAACGTCCAGTTATTTTAAATTAAATACCATTTGTTTACGTTTTTTTTCATCTTTTTCTTTAGAACGAGAACCTAGAAAAATAAAATAATTATTAGCTAAATTAAATCGTTGTTTTACATACTTTGCATTAGGATACAATGTTTTCTTATGTTTCAACATTGCCTCCAATCTAACTTTCATAATCATACCTACTTGCCAAATGCGTTTATGACTATATGCATTTGATTTGTATAATTTTTCCAGTTTTTTTATAGTAAATTTAACGTCATCTATTGTTGTATATTTTATAGGAATTGTATCACTTGGGTCTTTATCAATATAAACATCAAATGACTTTTTTGGATTATTTGGATTATATAAAAAAGATTGTTTTTTACGTGTACCACCTATTTTTTTTCTTATATATGATTTTACATTTTTATGTGTTGCATTTTTTATTACTTTTGGAGCTTTATTTGCTTGTTTGGCTTCATAATATCTATTTTCACATAAACACCAATTATTACCTTCTTTAACTACACTTCTAAGAGGATTATTTTGTGATTCTGTAAAATCAAGAAATTTCTTATCCATTTTGGCACATACTAAATGACTTCCGTAATCATTTTCATCTGGTCTACAATAACCATCTCTATTATATCCAGTCATTGGATTTGTAGAACAAATTTCTAATTTTCTATTATATATATTTTTATCATTCATATATAATAGTTATTTATTTTTTAGTCATTATAAAATTTATCTTCATAGTCATTATTACCATATCTTTCTTCATTTTTTCTTTAGCTTCTTTAATTTTTTCTAGAATCTTCTTTTTGTTTCATTTTGTTTTTTTTCTTGTTTTCTTATTTCCTCCTTTTCTTTGCTTATTTCTAGATTTTTTGCCTTTTTTACTTGTACCTTTAACAGCTTCAGATTCAATAGCTTTATCTTCAGCTTGCATGGCTTTATGAGATTTGGATTCAGCTTCAGCAGCTTCAGTAGTTTCAGTAGAATTAGATTCAATAGCTTCAGTAGCACTTGAAATAGCTTGTTTTTTTTCTTTCTCATGTTGTTTTCTAGTTTGTCTTCTTTTTCTATTTTTTTGAGTGTTTTTTATAGCTTTTTCAGTAGCTTTTTTTGCGTCTTCTGCAGCTTTTTCTTTAGCAGCTTTTTCTCTAGCAGCTTCTTCTTTAGCTTTTTTTATATTATTTCCATATATTTCACAATCATTATTTATACCTTTAGCTGCATTAATTTCATATTCATGATTTCTATCACTTTTATATATATATTTATCTCTAAAGGATTCACGTAAACCATAACATTTACCTGCCAGTGCTGCTAAACGAAATGCTTCTGATTCAGTAATTTTTTTCATTTCAGAACATTTTGTATGTCTATACCAAGTATTATTTCTTTTATTTGGTATATAACCTGACATATTATTACATGCTGTATGATATTCATTTATCTTATTTTGTAATAAAGCATGATTAACTAGTTCTCCTTTAGAACATTTTTGTCTTTTTTTTTCATTTTGTATGTACTCACATTCACTTTTTGGTACAAAGGCTGATGGTTTCAAGTTTGTATGATGTGTATTTAAGGTTGTAAGGCGTGTATTCATATAATATATATATATATATATAATTAATTAAATGATACCATAATTTTAACATTCTCCTTTTTTATACATTTACACGCAGATACAGATAATTCTTCACGTTTTTTTCGAGTTTTGGTTTGATCGCTATCAGGTTGTTTTTTTGAAGTACTATTTCTTGAATTCATATCTTTTTCAATTAAATCATAATTAGATTCAATATATTTTATAATATCATTTTCAATACACCATTTGAAAAAATTTAATTGACCTATTGTAGTTTCTATATAACTTGTTTCATTATATGGAAATGAAATACGTTCCCACCTACAAAATGGGTCAAATCGTTTTTTACTATATGCTTTTAATTTTAATTTGTAATCATTGTAAACTTTAAATCGATCTCCTTCAATGGTTTCATAAACAGTGAAGTTCTTTTTGGCATAATTTGTTACAAACCAGTCTACAATACGAAGTGATATTTTAGAATCTCCATTTATAATAGATATCATTTTATTTAAATATGAATTATTTTCATAGAATTTTTTCAAATTTGTTAATAATAAATCGTTTTGACTTGTATATTGTTTAGTTGACATGATTATAGATGATTTATCTATTTATATAGTTATATATAAAATTAATTTTCTCGTAAAAATAAATGCATTAATAAATTTTTGTTTTTAATAATGGCTCTTTGTATTTCATTTTGATGGGTTAAAATAAACGTACATGTATTTGATGATATAGAATAAATTTTGTAATAATTTATTTTTTTAGATTCATTAAATAATGTTTTTTTTATATAGAAAATTTCGTCAAAATCATCATCATAAAAAAGATGATACATAAATATTATAATTATTATAATATTTATTTTTTATATTTTTAAAAAACGTAATACATATTACGTTTATCTAATTGGAGTAAGCAACACCTGCCATACCACTCATGACACGAAGGACGTTGTAGTTGACGGCGTATACTCTTACCTTAGCAGTGGCAACACCGGATACAGTTCCGGAAGAAAGGACAAGTTGAAGAACGGCGTTATCGATTCTGGAGAAGTTGCATGTACCAGATGGTTGGTGTTCTTCAGGTCTAAGGGCGAAGGAGTATACGTTGATACCAGTGGAAGGGTTCTTGGTGTGGTGTTGGAAAGGTTGGACGACATCGAAGTAAGAACCTTCACGTTCAGAGAATCTGTCTTGACCGTTAAGTTGAAGCTTAGCGGTGACAACAGGGTTTTCACCCCAACAGTGCATGTCAAGGGCAGTTTCAGCAAGAACGAATGTGGCAGCATCGGAAGCTCCAGAGTTACCATGCAAAGCAGTTTCGAAAAGACCAGAAGCATCAATGTATTGATCGGCTTGAATATTGGCGTTAACACCGAAGGCATGGACGGCATTAGGAAGAGCATCAATGGCATCAGTGTAGTTGAAAGGTTGAGCTCCAAGAGTCTTGTAAAGGATGGAATCACCCAACAAGGAAGCACAGTAATCAACGTTAGCATCAGGTTGGACGACCCAGACAAGTTCCTTACAAGGGTGGTTGAAGTTCAACTTAATCTTGTTGGAAGAAGATCCAACAGATTCATCACCAGTGAATTGAAGTTGTTCGAACAAGTATTCGTGAGGGTTTTGGGCCATCTTTCTACGTTCATCGGTATCAAGGAAGATGTAATCAACGTAAAGAGAAGCGGCAACAAGAGATTGTTGGTAGGCTTGGGAAACAGATTGGCTGTTGGCATTAGCGCTCAATGAACCTACAGCCCACAAACATTCACCAATAGGTCTAAGATCAAGGTTGATCTTGACTTCGTGGTATTGAAGGGCAATAAGAGGAAGAGCAAGTCCAGGGTTTCTGCAGTACCAGAAGCAAAGAGGAATGTAAAGAGTTGTTTCAGGAAGGGCCTTTCTAGGGGCACATACTTGGGCTGGACCACCAGCAGCGGCACAAGGTCCGTTGATTTCTTCGAAACTAGGATCAGTGATGTATGTAAGTTGAGTGGTGTTACCAATCATCTTGTAGTATCCCTTTTGTTGTTCGGAAGAAAGTGTAAGTTCGTTCCAGATGTGCATCCAGTCACCGTATTGACGGTCTATTCTTTGACCTCCAATTTCGATTTCAACTTGAGCTACAAGTTGTTCACCGACACAGTCCAACCATCTGGCGTAAACACCACCGGCAGATCCCTTCATGTCTTGGTTGATTTCAGGAAGAGTTACTTGAAGGTAAGTTCTGTAGGCAAGATCACCATTTCTGGAGATAGTACATGTGACACGACGACCGAAATCGGCTTGTCCGGAGAAAGTTTGTTCGATAGATTCCATAGCAAAGTTTGTGTGTCTTCTGTAAGAAACCTTCCAGAAGGTGATTTCAGGAGTACCGGTAAGGAAAACGTCTTGAGCCCCATAGGCTACCAATTGCATTAAAGCGCCACCCATTTGAGTATAGTATTACTACAGAAAAAAAAATCAGAGAATTTAATTTATTTATTTAATTTATTTTCCATGTTTTTCTTTACAAAGTTCTCTAAATATTTATCATCAAATACTTCTTTCTTACCTTCATGTTTCTTAGTAAAAATATACATATCATTTTTTTTCATAACTTTCCATCCTTCTTCTAATGCATTCATTATAAAATTCATTTTGTGATACTTTATTTGTTCTTCGTTATTCATTATATATTTATTTTTCAATTAAATTTTCAGTTTCAAACATAAAAATAGATTGCTAAATAAATATATAAAACTTCTTTTGAATGAATAATTATTAATGAATGAAAAAAAATGAAAAAATCATTCATAGTATAGATAAAACACATTCAAATTTTATAGAAGAATTTTATAAAGATGAAGAAGAAATAATACCTAAATTACAAAATAATAAAAAAAAAATTATTGCAAAAATGAATCAATTAAAACCAAATCAAATGAATACATTTATGACTTATAAAGATGAAATAAATGTTATTAATAAAGAAATTAAACAATTAAAAAATAAAAAAAAGCAATATTTTTTAGATAATTCTAAACATTTATTTACATATTTTGAAGAGCGTAAAAAAATATCAGAAGGTGATACTAATAATGTTAATGTATTGAATAAGTTTTTTAAACAAAATATAGATAAAAATGTTGTAAATAAAGATATTTCTAAACATTCTGTCATTCAATATTGGAAAAATGTTAATAATGAAATTATTAATTCAAATGATTTTATTTGTAATAGTGATATATGTAATATTTGTAATATTGGTGAAATGATACCACAGGAAGAAGATGGTATTCTTCTATGTAATAATAATGAATGTGGTAATTTTATTACGTATATTGTTGATAGTTCAAAACCATCCAATAAAGAACCACCACATGAAGTATCTTACACTTCATATGTACGTTTGAATCATTTTAAAGAAATATTATCACAATTTCAAGCAAAAGAAACCACTCAAATACCTGAAGAAATAATTGAAAACATTAAATCTAGATTGAAAAAAGAGCGTATTAAAGATTTGAAAAAAGAATTAAACTATGATAAAATGAGAGAAATTTTAAGAAAACTAGGATATAATAAATATTTCGAACATATTCAATATATTAACTCTATTTTTGGTATTAAACCACCTGTTATGAACGAGCAACTACATGAAACTTTATGTGTTTTATTTATTGAAATACAAAAACCATGGGCTATTCATTGTCCTGCAAATCGTACTAATTTCTTTAATTACACATATACTCTTTATCAGTTATGCGTTTTATTAGACCAAACACAATATTTACCATACATACCTTTGATGAAAGATCGTGAAAAGCAATTAGAACAAGACCAAATATGGAAAAAAGTATGCGAAGAATTAGACTGGGAATATAATCCAACAGTTTAAATTCATTTTTTTTCTAAATATATTATACAATGCCTGTTGTTATGAATAACTGGACTGATGAAATAGAAGAAATTTGTGATAAATTGCGTATTAACTGCGTTAATTTGAGCGAATATCATAGAAAACGTTATTATCATTTTAAATCATATGGAAAATGGTTTAGATTACCCATGATTGTTTTAGCATCTGTTAATAGTACTGCTTCTGTTGGTTTACAACCTGTATTAGACCAACAAATTATTAGTGGTATTACTTGTTTAATAGGAATGATTATGGGTATTATTGGTTCATTAGAATTATATTTGGGAATTCAAACATCCATGGAAATGGAATTAAAACATTCAAAAGATTATTATACTTTAGCAATACATATATTTAAAACATTGTCATTATATCGTGAGAATCGTCTCGAAGATGGTAAAGAATATTTAAATGAAAAATATTCCCAGTATATTAAGTTTTGCGAATCATCTAATCTATTAGATCGTAAAATGAAAAATGATTTATTAACAACTGTACCAAGTGGTTCAAGTGGCTTTGAAAGTGACAGTGCTTCATCCAATCAGTTACCAAAGTTACATGATTTATCTACACATGATGCAATAAATCACGAAGGAATCCAAAAATTACGTGTTGAAGAAGACATACAAAATTTTCAAATAGAGCAAAAATTAAACAATCAAATGAATAATTTAACAGGAATTATCAGTAAAAATACTGAAAAAATTCAAAAACAAGTCCAAGAAAAAGTCCAAGAAAAGGTTAGTAAAATAGAAGAAGTAATTGAAGAAAATCCGGAAACAATTGCACTTATTGACCCTTCTAATAATATTAATGTTTAATATTTATTCATCATTTTTAATATCATAAATTTTTTTAGCAAAAAACATAGATGATACAAACATCCATGAAATGTACCCAGATGTATAATATACATGAATTGCATTTTTTTTATAAAACCAGCAATAAATGTAAGATGAATATAGAGATAAAAATGAAAAAACTATAAATTTATCATAATTATCACTAAAAAATTTAAACATATTTATTTTTATATAAATATATTTACCTTTTTATTTTGTATTAATATATGCAATTATGGCTAAAAAGAATCCAAAGAAGTTCTTTGATATAATATCTAATATGTTATAACATATATTTTTCCATCTATATGAAAACAATGCTGAGAACCCATAACAAGCCCAAATCACAAAAAAACAGCCCCATAAAATAGAACCTGAAGTAGTATATTTAGCATAGTATTCATAAATGTATCCAAAATACAATAAAAATGGAATAAACCCACTAAAAACTGCTGTATATTTATCTATTACTTTTGTTTCTGACATATATCCAAAAAGTAACATCATCCAGTTTAAAACCATAATCAATAAAAAATTATTTTTATTATTATTAAATGCGTTTATCATATATTCCATTGTTGTATTCTCATCATTCATATTTGGCACATTATTTTTATTTTTCAAAAATTCTAGATATACTATGAAAATGAATAACATACTTGGTGTTGTTATTATCCAATCATAATAACGATTTGGTGTCAAGTTTTCAATAGATGAATAATATGTGGCAGCCCAAATATAAAAAGTCATTTCTATAAATTGCACGAGAACTTCCAATGTTAACAATCCTTTTATTAATTTTACATCACCGACATATTTAAATGTTAAAGCATAAATATCTATTAATGTTGCTGTTATTTGTAGTCCTAATGATGATTTAATTGTTAAATTTAATAAATCTGTATGATTTTTCATATAATATATATATCAAATATATATTATGATAAATATTATAGATACCATTTTTTTAAAACATCCACGCGAAAATAATATGACTTATTTTCAACATATGTGTTTTTCTTTTTCCATTGGTACTTATTTTTGTCTAGCATGCAATCAAGCATATATTCATGGTTGTTTTCCATGTTGTTTTGAAACATCGTCATCTGATTGTTCTATTTATATTCAAAGTATGATACAAAAACGCAATATACATTAACTACTTGGTAAACTTGCCAAACATAATTTCATTGTACCTAAACTCGCTACGTCATATTTTACAATCAATGGTAAATCATTACCAATATAAATTTCTAAATTAGAACAAAGAGGAGTACATTTAATAAAATGACTCAAACTCTTCAGAGAAAATTCGCCTTGAACTACTACTGATGCATCTGGTTTATTAACAAAATTCATATTTCCATCAGATTCTGTTCTATATATACGAGAACTTGCAAAATTTCCTTCACATGAAAAAATCAAATCATTCCCGACTGATTTTATTTCAATACGGTCTGAAATACCATTCATATCGCGAATGATTTTTTGGAAATCCGTTGTTGGCATATTTATAACAGTTGAATATTCCACATCTGGCATTACCAATTCTTCTGTATCTGGATCAATAAGTCTTAATTTCTGTGTATAAAATTGCTTAATATCTCCATTTTCATATTGTAATCCTAAATGTGAAACAACACCATCATGATAATCTGATTTGTCAATATAAATTGATAAAGTATCATCATTTGACATTGTTGAAATAAGTTTAAATAAATGCAACGTATTCGCACACACAATGATTTTATCAGGATCACAACGGTATTGTTCGAATTTATTTGCATGCAATAAAACATTTACTAAAATTGTATGTGTTTTGTCAAAATTAATAATTTTCATTCCTTTATCAGTAAAAGTAATTGACGCATCTGTCAATACATCTTTTAATGCAGTTATCATATTTCTAATAGGAGATACTTGGACGCTTTGTATTTCTAAAACTCTATCGTTATTCATAATAATTATATAGTGATTTTTCGTTTATATTCATTTTTATATAAATATAAACGCACCTATTTTTTATTTTTACGAGTCCCACAATTACGTCCCACTTTTTTGCAACGTTTTTTTGCCAAAACTAATGGTTTACTATTAGGTTTACATCCTTCTTCTAGTTCTCTATAATCAATTGCTGATGCATTACCTCCAGTTAAAGAACTTGCTAAACGTGCGATTCCCCATGAATGACCTGTTTGATTTGGGCGACTTCCTGAACTAAAATATGCACCTTGTCCTTTTTGTATTATTTTATTTAATGCATCCTCTGAACATTGAGTTTTTTTGGCTAATTCTGGTATTTCAATGTTCTCAATAGAATATATTTTTTTCAAATTTTTAATATGTGGACTTTCCTTAGATTTAAAAGAATCTACCTTTGGGCGACTATAATAAATACCTTTTTTATATAATTTTCGCGATTTTTTCAAATTTTTTCTTTGTTTTATTTTATCTTTTTGTTTTAATGATTTGGGAATATATCTTTGTGGAATTAATTCTTTTCCAAGAGTTGTATGTAAAACATACATTTATATTAAGTATATATTAAATTGTTTCATCAATTTTTTCAGCAAATAAGTATTCAATTTCTTCATTAGAAATCACTTTATATTTCATAATAATTGCGTTAAAAAACCAATATTCAAAAGCTATCATTAAACCAGCATATAAAATTGTATGAATTACAAATTTTATATATTTATTTGGTTCCGGGTTCTCATCTATTCTTTGAATTTCATGACTATTTGTTGAATTATATTCTACCATTTCTAAACAAATATTATTTACTGATTCTAAAGACCTAATTTTTTTAATATTTTTCTTTTGTAACATAAATTCTACTAATACTACTACAAATGTTATAGTTAATATAATGATAAATCCTAATAGCGCTTCTGTAAAAAGTTTATTATTATTTTTTATTCGTTCTTGTTCTCCATTGTTTGCTCTTGCTTGATAATAATTTATGAAAGTATAATTTTGACTCTCTAACATTGTAGTGTTATACATATTATAATTTATATTCAAGTTCTCATTTTTTAATAAATGTTTGATATTTTTAATAAACATTTGTGTTTCCATATTTCCAATGTAAAAAAAGTAAAATAATATTTCTATTAATGCTAGACCAGTAATATGGATAAAAATTACATACATATTGATTATTATATATATTTTTTTAATAAAAAAT